AAAGCAAATATAAAAAAGATACGTGTGCACGATCTTAGACATTCACACGCATCTCTTCTAATCGAATTAGGATATAGCCCATTATTGATATCGGAAAGATTAGGCCATGAAAAAATCGAGACGACACTGCAAGTTTATTCACATCTGTATCCAAACAAGCATGATGCTGTCGCAAAGAAGCTAAATAACTTAATGGAACAAAAAAGTTCCATATGAGTACCACACTTCTAAAAATATCGTTTAAAAACGTGGTACTTCAACGTTCACAGCTATTTATTCATTTATTCCCACTCAATAGTTGCTGGTGGCTTACTCGTTACATCATACACGATACGGTTAACGTGTTTTACTTCGTTTACGATACGTACAGAGATTTTCTCTAATACGTCCCAAGGGATACGTGCCCAGTCAGCTGTCATACCGTCGATAGATGTTACTGCACGGATACCTACTGTGTAATCGTAAGTACGCTCGTCACCCATAACACCTACGCTACGCATACCAGGAAGTGCAGTGAAGTATTGCCAGATTTCACGGTCTAAGCCCGCTTTAATAATTTCTTCACGTAAAATCGCATCAGATTCACGAACGATTTCTAATTTCTCTTCTGTAATTTCACCTAATACACGAATACCAAGACCCGGTCCTGGGAATGGTTGACGCCATACGATTTCATCAGGAATTCCTAGTTCAGATCCTAATACACGTACTTCGTCTTTAAATAACGTGTTTAAAGGCTCAATTAATTTGAACTGCATGTCTTCTGGAAGTCCACCAACGTTGTGGTGAGATTTAATTGTTTGTGCAGTTGCTGTACCACTTTCAACGATGTCTGTGTAAAGTGTACCTTGTGCTAAAAAGTCCATACCTTGTAATTTAGACGCTTCATCATCAAATACGTAAATGAATTCGTTACCGATGATTTTACGTTTTTGTTCTGGATCTTCTACACCTTTTAACTTGTTCATGAAGCGTTCTTTTGCATCCACTTTAATAACGTTCATGTGGAAGCCTTCGCTAAATGTTTTCATAACGCCTTCTGCTTCGCCTTTACGCAGTAAGCCGTGGTCAACGAAAATACAAGTTAATTGATCGCCGATTGCTTTATGAATTAATACTGCTACAACAGAAGAGTCTACACCGCCACTAAGTGCGCATAGTACTTTTTTGTCTCCAACAGTTTCACGAATTTTTTCTAATTCTACTTCGATAAAGTTCTCCATGTTCCATCCTTCAGAACAACCACATACGCCGAATACGAAGTTTTTAATTAAATCGTTACCGTGCTCAGAGTGACGTACTTCTGGGTGGAATTGTACACCGTATAAGTTTTTCGCTTCATTGCTCATACCAGCAATTGGGCAAGACTCACTTGTTGCGTCTACTACGAATCCTTCAGGTAAACCAGTTACTAAGTCACCATGGCTCATCCATACAACTTGCTCTTCTGGAAGGTTCGCATATAATTTTGATTCGTTCTCTACTTTAAGAACAGCCTTTCCGTACTCACGGTGATTTGCACGCTCTACTTTACCACCGAAGTGTTGCGTCATAAGCTGCATACCGTAACAAATACCGAAGATTGGTAAACCTAGTTCAAAGATTTTTTCATCACAATGTAATGCACCTTCACCGTATACGCTATTTGGTCCACCAGAGAAAATAATCCCTTTTGGATTCATTGCTTTAATTTCTTCTGCAGTAATTGTATGTGGATGAAGTTCACTGTATACACCGAACTCACGAATTCGACGTGCTATTAACTGATTGTATTGACTTCCAAAATCTAAAACGATAATTGTATCGTGTTGTTTCTTCAAAATAATCACCCCAACGTTAGTTCTCGTATATAAATATTTTCACCAATTTGGCGAAAAGCATTACCAATATAATAAAAAAAGCCAGTCCTCCGCCTCTAGTCTCATAACAAAGAAAAGGCAGGGGTCTGGCTTTATAAAGAAAGATAGTCTCCGCTCTTTATAAATATAAGACACACTGCCTTCATAGTCAGGTTGTTTGCGGTAACCCGGTAGAGACTCTCAAACCATATCATTGAGGATATATGAAGGATCGTTTTATATTATCTTCCTAGATTCTAACAATGAAATATCAATATGGTCAAGAGAGAAAGCGACAAAATTCTACAGAAATTCATTTCCTTTTCTAAAAAACATAAAAAAACATCCATTTCTATATAGAAATGGATGTTTTTTAGGGCAAACGGAATTACATCATTCCGCCCATGCATCAGATATATAAATAAGAAGAAATACGACTTTTTCCAAACCTGTAAACCCTACGTTTTTTTAAATTTAGAGGATAAAAAAGAAAATAAAAAGTAAATGATTATATATGTTTCGTGACCGAAATGTGACCAAAAAATAATATATGAGAGATACCCTCCAAAGATTTTCCTTCTTCATTTCTCACGATACATTTCGCTCCTAAAATTTCACGAGCGAAAATTACTTACTAGAGACGATAGTTAGTCAATAAAAAAGGGTGGGCGCAATTTTGCGCTCATCCCTTCTTCATATCATTAACGGTTATTTTCTTTTAGAAATTTTACGATTTTACTTTTAAAATCATGTAGACAATAAAAGACTTGTCGATTGATTTCCTCTAGATCATCCTTTGTTAAATATTCATTTTCGTGTACTTGGTCAAACGTTTCAACATTAAATAAAGTATTTTCTCTAAAGTCATCTAAAGCCTTATCTAATTCTTTTTCTAATCTTTCAGTTGACATATTCCATTCCCCCTATTTAATTACATAAGCATATATAACTAAGTCTTGTTTATTACCTTCAAAGTCATCAATTCGAGTTATTCCATAATCAGTACCTCTAAAACGCACTTTCATAGTTGGATCAATATCATTACGCCATCTAATTTTAAAAATAGCCTCTATTTTGTATTTAATTGCAGCCGCTCCAAAAAATTCATCTGCTGAAGCTTGTCGATAATATGCCCAAATGTTTTCGCCGCTGGGTAACGGTTCCCATTCCGGAATTCGCTGTCCCATTTCATCTTCTGTCCATGTTGCCGTTAAAAGAGTTATTTTCTTATCCTTTTTTTGAGTTGTAGCCATAATAATTCTCCCTCCCCTATAAGGCTCTTAAAAATTCATCATGATGCTCAAATAAACCAACATAAGCATCTAACATACTTGCTGTTCCATCTATTCGCATCTTAGCAGCTTGATTTTTTACTGGTACAATGTTGCCGTTACGATCCGTTTCCACACCTGTATTAGTTAAACACCATTTAAGAATAGGTGAATTATTATAATTAATCTTTTTCGCTTGCAAATCGGCTCCCATCTGCTGCATAGGAAGACTTAAAGTTTTGGCTCCTTGAATGCATCTAACCATTTTAAAGCCATGTTGCTCCATTTCTTCTACCCAATACTTAGCCGAATAACTGTCATAATAAACCCACAAAGGTGTTATTCCGTAATTGTTGAGCATTTCCACAAACCATGCTGTTATATCACCGTAATTTATGCTATTTCCGTTACAAAGACGTAATAGCCCTTGCTCTAGCCATTTATCATATGGAATCTTATCCATTTGAACTCGTTTTTCAAAACTATCACGTGGCAGCCAATACATTTGATGAATAAACCGTTTTTTGGTGTCTTTATCCACAAATAAAAGAGTTGCACAAGATAAGTCAGTAGTAACACTTAAATCCGCTCCACCGATAGCATAGCAATTTCTAAACTGCTGTATATCAAATGTTTCCTCGTTGTTTATATCATCAAATGTAAGCCATGCGCTCTTTATTGTATCCCTAACATTAAAGTCCTTTGTAAGTAAGCCGCTTAGATCGCTAGGGTTATTCTTTGCCTTTTCCACTTTTCTTTCTAAATCATCTAGTTTTTTAATTGATCCCAAAGCTGGGTTTGCCTTTTTCCATGTTGTAGGGTCTGTCCATTCTTCTTTTGAATCTAATTCGTAAAGAATCGGCAAAAAGCTATCATCTTCAAATTTACCGTCTACTACATTACAAGCATACGAATACATATCATCAAATATATTCTCTCTGACTGTCCCAGCCGTTGTAATCATAATTAACATAGGTTGTTGTCGTGCTGATTGACTTTGCTTCATAACTTCGTATAAATTACGATCTAAAATTGAATGTAATTCATCAATAATAACCATGCTGCTATTAAGTCCGTCTAATGTATTACTATTTTTCGCCAACGGCATAAGTTTAGACATAGTAAGCGGAAAATACAGATCACTTTTTCGTTTCTTAATATGCTTGGATAAATTAGGACTTTGTTGAATCATGCTATGAGTTTCATCAAACAATATACGAGCTTGATCTCGCTTACTAGCTATACTGTAAACTTCCGCACCGCCTTCTCCATCCGCAATAAGCATATAAGCCGCTATTCCTGCTAACATCGTTGTTTTTCCATTTTTTCGTGATACATAGAATAAACTTTCTCGATATCGTCTTAATCCTGTATCCTTATCCACAAAACCGAACAAAGCAGCTATATAAGCTTTTTGAAATAGTTCTAACTCAATCGGCTTACCTGCCCATTCTCCCTTACTGTGCTTGCAAAAACGCTCTATAAATTCAATAGGTTTATTTGCCTTGTCTTCATCAAAGACATATTTGCTTGGTTTTGCTATATCCTCAACTAATCGTTTATATTGCCTATAAACTCGCTTAGAAACCATTACTTCTCCAGATTCAATTGCATTCCAATACCCTTGTATATAATTCACGTTATCACCTCTTAATAAAGTCAATTAGTTCATCTTCTTTTGGTTTTAAATCTGTTGGCGGTAATAAATCAACTAATTGCTTATACAAAAGACTGTAACGCTGTACAGTTGTGTTATAGGCTTTTAACGCTGGATGTTCCCTTAAAAATTCTTGCCTACCTTGTTTAAACATTGCTGTCGGTCCTTCTTCATTTACTTGAGTTTTTAAAGCCTCTAAAGTAGTTTGCATAAATACAAGCTCGTTATATAAACTCTGCGCTATCGGTAAACGCTCTTTAGGAATCTGCCTTAATATCGTTTTAAGTTTTTTCATATCACTAGAAATCGCTGTAACTTTCTTAGAAGTCCTCATATAATCACCTTCATTTTTTGTTTTTTTCCATCCCTCCCTTTATATAGAAAGTCATGGAGAGGAAAAGAAAGGCTCCTCCTCGGTCCTCGAGCCATGCCTTTTTCTTAAATTAATGGGGGGTATGTTTTATTTTTGAATCAAATTCCCTTTGCTATCGAATGCTAATCCATTTGCGCATATCTCGCTGCTATGATGTTCTTGGTTATGGCACGTTTGGCATAATGCCTCTAAATTGTCCCAACTCAACGTTATATTGGGATTATTAATATTTTGTGGTGTAATATAGCGTTTATGATGGCATATAACGGCTATATCACCGCATCTTTCACATAAATAGTGCTTACTTTGCATGAATCCATCTTTACATTTACGCCATGTTGCACTGTTATAAAAAGATTTTGCATAATCCTTAGCCATTTTTCATATTCCTACCTAATACAGTCAATGCCGCTAATAGATTGTCGATTGTTCGCTTTAATCGTTCACTATCCTGATCTTGTGGGTCATACCACAACTGTAAGAGAAACTTTGTTACTGTTTGTGCTAATGGATGTACTGATGTATCATCTGTCCATGTTCTTCCTGTTGTTATCTCGAGATAAGACGGAATAGATTCTAATAACGGAATGATGATTACGTCATTGTCTTCACCATCTACTCTTACTGTGTCCCTTGCTTCCTCGATACTAATTAACAATTTACTCACTCCTTTAAATAAAAGGGATACCAGCGCTATACTGATACCCCTTCATACTTAGTTTGCTTATGCTTGCTTTTTAGATAGTTTAATAAATGCTTCTGGTACAAGTGGTTTCGTATCTGCAATTGCCATTGCTCGGTAATCAACTAATCCACTCTTAAAGCTTGATTCTCTTGATGTTTCAATCATTACACCTTGCGGCATGTTGTAACCCATGTACTGGAAGTTTCCTAGAATAATAGTGTCGTCCTCGATATTGTCATCAATAACTACTTCTTTACCTAGAATGTATCCAATGCTTTCATTCTTTGGATCCGCAATAAAGATAGGTCGTCCGTTTGCATCCACAAGGCTATATACTTCGTTGTATAGTGTAGCGTTACTCATAGCCCATTTTGCCCCTGCTGCATATCCTCGCTTAAGCATAGCCAATGCTTTTGTAAAGTCTGTATACTTCCCTGTATTTTCAAAGCTATTTGTATCATTCCATGTAACACCTGTTACCAGCCCTGTACCTTGACCACTTCCAGTACCATTCACTAAAGCATCTGCAATAGCTTCCATTACACAATTAGTAAGTTCATCAGTCATATATGCTTCAAATGCTTGGATAGACATTTTCTTAGCTGCAGCACTGATAGAAAATACTTTAATGATCTCATAGCCTTTAAATGATACAGTTGCTGTTGAAACATTTTCACTTTCTACTGGCGCCCCTTCTACATGCCATTGTGCCTTACTAGAAGGTGTTCCGATTGGTACACTAATATTAGTTGGGATATTAAAGTTACGGCAATGTGAGATTAATCCGCCCATTGTACGTGCTTTCTTGATAACCTCATTTAACGTAGTTGTAGGCAATACAGCTGCACTATTCGTTGTTGTGTTAAATGCATCCGCTCGGTGTTCCGCTTCTTGAATTTCCATCGCTCGGTTAAATGTTCTTGTTTCAATATCTGTAAGCTTTTGCCCTAGCATTGTTTTATAGAATGCACTGCGGTATTCTGCGCTGCCAAAAATATTTTCTGTTGGTACTTGTTGCCCCTGGTTAAAGTTCATTCCAGTAATCGGATTGAATTGGCTACGTTGTGCCGTTCCTTCGTTTGCTGGTGGTGTTTGAGTTTGACTTTGTTGTGCTTGTTTTTCTTTTTCTTTACTGTTATTCATTGCTTGTTGCAACCCTTCGATTTCAATATTGATAGATGTAATATCTGCATTTGGATCAGTATCAACTGTACCCTTAATTTGTGCTGCTCTTGTTTCCATTTCTGCTAAAGAATGATTACGATAAAAATTAAATGCCTCTGCTACTGTAGTGAATTTCATATTCTTACACTCTCCTCATTAATAATTGATTAATTTTTATTTTTAATGCTTGTCTTTCTGTTGATTTCAACATTTCCCATGAACTTTCAATAGCTGCCCTTGCCTCCACACTCGTTTGAGGATATGCAGGAAATGGACAAATACTAAACTCATAGACTTTTTCAATTTTGGTTATTGTTCTTGTGTTCGTCTTTGCATCAAATTGGCTGCCGCCTTCTGGTACTTTAAAAGCAAAGGACATTCCCGATAGGTCTTGGCGCCTTACTGCCGTATAAACGCTTTTTCCCTCTTCGGTTTCTGGTAATTCCGCCCTCATTGTTAATCCTGCCGAATCTAACGCAAAGGACATTGTTTTAGGTGTTCTTGCTAAAGGGATTTTACTCATATCATGGTTATACAGTAAGCGAATATCCGATAAATCAGCTTTATCTAATGCGCCCCTTTTAATAATCTCGATATATTCCCCAAATGGTGCTTTTATGGTGGTAGGCTGATCGTACACAATCGGTCTACCATTTAGAATAAGGCTGCTGTCACCTGCCGGCTCGGCTGCTCTTAGTTCTGCTACTCTCAATTCTTTCATTGGTTATTACCCCCTTGTTCTTTAAGTTGATATTGATCGGCTTTTGCTGCATTAACTACATTTAATGTTTGTAGTCGCTTGTCACCGTCCTCAACTGGTGGTAGGTTTAAAATTTCTAATGCTTGATTTATTGTGAATAAGCCTAACGGCATTAATTCCTTAATGATGTTTGTTTTTGTTTCATTACTAGCAAACTGCAACCTATTCGCTTCAAAAATAATAGAATTCCCAAAGGACTGCTCACGCTCTGTGAAAAGCTTGTCCGTCAATTCTAAAGAGAATTGAATTGCTAAAGGCTCTAATACACTTTCATAAAACGCCGCCCAGTCTTCCTCTGAATAAGTGCTATTCACAATGGATTCACTAATACCCAAATACTCATAGATTTTCTTTTTCACCGCTTCAAGCTGCTTATCATCAATAGTTGTCGGCTTTGTTTCTAGTGGGATATAGTCATATTTATTGTCTATTGCTGCGATTCCACCATTGTTGCCAATGGATAAGTAATCATTGGTGAAAGCTTCTTTTTCTTCTTTTAGCTTCTCAGGTGATAAAACTTGATTGTATTTCAAGATACCTCTAATAGTTGCATTGGATTTTATTGCATTGCTCAACCCTTCATTTTGCGTATGTGCCAAATCTAACGCTGGCAAAATAGCTGTATTGGTATCACCTAATAGATCATTAGAATTAAAGAAACGTCTTACTATAAATACCTCTGAAAAATGCAATGTGACTTGTTGACCATTCGCAAATAAGAAACGACAATACATTTCACCTGTTAGATCGGTGAGGTATTCCACACTTTGAGGTGACAATGGATATATAGCAACTAAATTACCTTTGTCGTCCTTTTCTAAGTAAGCAAAAGCATTATTGTAAAGATAGTAATGAGTAACCAACTTATAAATAAGATCATATGCCGTCATATAAGGGTTCGGTCTTACTTGTAAAATCCGATTTAAATTATAATCACCCTTTTTCCGACGGTCTGATGATGTCATTACATGCGTTCCTTTTAGCTTTGCAGCATTTCTAGCTATGCTATCCACAGCCGCCCTATAAATATCACTTTCATAAGCGTTACCGCTAAAAGGTGTAAATATTGCTGGTCCACCGCTCATAACATCTGCTCTTTCTGTCTTCTGCAGTTCTTTTTTACGGTTAAAAATTTTATTGAAAAAACTCGCCATTTACTCACCACCTCTCATCTAGCCATATTTTCTTTCTACCTGTCTCTATTTCGTATTCTTGTATAAGCTTCATAAGGTCTAAACGATCTACCATTACCTTTTCATCATCACGATGAATTTCTAATTGTTCCTTCAATCGTTCTAATATTTCATTCATGAGGTTTCCCCCATCCTCACAACCTCTTTACCCGATAATTTCATCTTTTTAAGGATATAGCCTGTACGAATATAAGGACTATCTTCCTCAAAACAATGTGCATCTCTATGTCCTTCACCTATTCCATGATGATGAAACTTTCCACAGTATTGACACCATGTACTAAGATTTCCTTTTTTATCACGTTCAATTGCTAGTACGGTTGGAATTTTTTTAATTGCCATTTCTACCATCCTTATTCATTTGATTAGTACCAAGAGTTCTAGACAGTTCCAGCGCATTTCTTATTTAGTACTTCCGCAAAAACATTGTCATATCAACATATTCTCCACTTCAGTTCTTAAAGTTCCAAAAGTACCACGTTTTTTCAAAGTACATATATATGGGTTTTATAGAAAAAAGTTATGAATAGTTTTTTCTATAAAATATATATTTATTTTCTTAGTACTCTTGGTACTTTTAGTACTATTCGTATTGAATACTTGCTATATCAATGTTTTTAGGAGTACCAAATCTATAAAATGAACTTTATTTTCTTAGTACTCTTGGTACCCCTTAGTTATTAGGTGGATTTTCTTCAAAATCAAAACCTAATTGTTGGACAATCTCTTTATTTATAGTTACAGCATTGATTTTTCGCCCTTTATGGCTAATTTTTTGATAATCAACTGCTTTCCCATCTAAAACATTAGGAACAGTAAATCCCCTTTTCAACCACTCTTTTCTAGTCCTTTTTTCTTCTGGTCCTAAGAACTCTTTTAAAAAAGATGGTGTTAAACAAATTGAACTAAACTTATAAATTGCTTTGATATTTTTGGGAGCATAGTCATAATAAATACCATCCCTATTACTATCCAAGTAAGTTAAAATTTCATTCAATAGTTCTTTTGGTTTATCTATTGCTTTATTTTCTTGGGCAATTTCGTCAAAAAGCTTGTCCAGTTGCTCAAGATCTACACTAACCTTGAAAAATTCTTTTAGGAGTCTACCTGCATAATGGACTGTTGCATAATAAAGGGATAATCTTGTTAAAACCTCATTTCCCTGTGCTTTATTCATATAAAAATCTTTAAATTTATAAAAAGATGGGAGCAACTCCTTCTTACGTACTTGGTACTGTTTTAAAAACTCTAAACCAATTACTCCATAATTTGTTTCTAGCCCCTTATATAAATCAGCGAAGAATATATAATCTACTCCTTCAAATGGGCTATCATTTAAACTCACAATTCGAGCAGCAGCTCCCCCAGCTTTAGATGCATATTCATTTAGACTTACTTCTCCAGTAGTTAACATGATATTTTTCCATGTATTTTCTCTTTGCGAACCACTAAGAGAACCCCTACCTTTAGACTTCCCTCCACTGAAGTTATAAACAATGGATTGAAGTAATCTTTCATCCGCTTTACGGCTATCATCCATTAACAAAGGAAAACTGTTTAAGAAGGATGCTTTACGTTCAATACTAACTTTGGTTGCGTTAAATTCATTTACAAGTTCACTTGTCCCCCACACGCTGGCTGCAACTTTTAATACGCTTGTTTTTCCTTTTGAAGTTCCGCTAGAAAGATCCACAATGAAAGGATCTATTTTTAAATCATGAAGCAGTACACTAGCAAAGGATGCTAATACAAAAAATAATGCTCTCGGATGGGCTTTAATACGATTAAATACTTCATCTATCCACCCTTGGACTGTCCCAGCTACTTGGAATGATTCAAAAAGTTGCTGCTCTCCTTGATCATTAGGCAGTATTTCATAATCTGTTGCTAGTAATGGATGGGCCAAACCACTTTTCACATAACCTAAACGGTCTACCATCAGCCCTCTATCAATCTCGGTAAACGCTAAAACCTTATCAAAGTAATCTATTAACTGCTTTATGTTATTATCATTTGAAGGAAACCCTTTATCTGCTAATGGCATCATCTCCCTCTTAGTGACCAATGCTCCAGCTGGAACAATCTCGGTGACGACCTTCCCTCTATCATTCCAGGTTAACTCATAATATAATTGTTGACGTTCAACGTTATGTAGTTCTCTTTTTAGAATCGGAACATGCCTAGCAACCATGATTTCCCGTTCATCAAGTTCTCCATTCTTGACCTTAGTTTCCACTCTATATAAAGCATTATTTTTAACTTTGTAAGGAGATGGAATATTTACAGGAATGATAGAATCCTCTTGTTTTTTCTCATTATCGTTTGTTATTCCCTCATCCGCTTTTCCTTCATTGACCTTCTTATAGGCCGAATTAACAACCTTTGTAATATCCTTAATAAGAAACCCTTTTTTGAAGGAAACAAAGTATTTGTGAGCCAATTTAAGACTGGACAATACTTCCTTTTTGCTCACCTTACAAATTAATAACCTTCTGGCTAAATCATAAAAATCCCCATCACGTGAACCGTTAGTTTCATATGGATAACTCATAGGTGAAGGTGTTTTCGCACCATTCCATGCTTTATATAAGAACTGTGGAAGCTCGTCCAATTTTTCTAGACTTTGAGTTACAACATGACGCCCTTCTGTATTTTCGGTCGGGAATACGATATAACCCTTTTCCACTGCTCGTGTATCTTGTGTTAACCCTAAACGATTAACGTAATTCTGATACTGACCTTCTTTTTTCGTTAAATCCGTTTCGCCTTTGAATATAAACTGCCAGCCATTAGGAGTTTTAATTAAATGGTGATGAATGTTTTCTCCTTCAAGTAATTCTCTTAGTAACTGACCTTCTTTAGAATCGTCAATGTCGACAATGAAAATACCTTTTGGAACAACACACCCTATCCAGCCACCTTGACCAAGCCATCCATTAATTTGATCGTTATCTAATGAATGCGTGACTTTCCAAGAACCTACTGGTGTTTTTGCTTTTTGATACTCTTGATTGCCCTTTGCATATCCAGTAAGCTTAATAATTTTCGCTCCAGGCATTATGTTGTTAATTGCTTCTGTATAATTCGCTGCTGTAGATAACAACTTCTCACCTCCCTTGTCACAAGACGAACTCAATGTTAAAATATAAGTAGATAAATAATTGTTCTTGAGGATATATGAATTCGCAGTTCATATATCTTTTTTTATTGTCTTTTTTCACCATTCTTTACTACCTCTTTAAATAATCCATCTTTAATTTCATCTACTCTTTCATATTCTTTATTTAATTCATTCATCGTATGATTGAGCAGGCGCCAATACACTCTTAGCTTTCTATGAAACCCACGAAAACAATAAATTTCCTCACCTTTGTATACCGCTGTATCCATATCCTCTACTAAGTGCGCTAAAAGAACTTCTACATCTGTTAAAGTCGCAACGCTTACTCCCAGCGATCCTAATTCACCATCAAGTTCACTTGTGAAATTTTTTAAATTTGGTTGTTCATTGACTGCTACTAATTGATCCATATTTCTAACGCTCCTTATTTACTATTGTTAATTTCGTATAATCTTTTCTTAGCTTCAAACTCCATAGCTTCTAAAATCTCAGGATTTTTTCTTGCTACAGCACATCGTTTTACAATTTCATGCGCCTTCATTAACCTCGTTGCAGACAATACTCCGTTCATATGTATTCACCTCATTTTTTTAATTTGACGTTGCAACCGTCTTTTTTTCAGCTATCATTTCCAACATTGCATTTATGTTCGGTCCGCAATAGACCATCTGACCAACAAAATATTAGTAGCTTTTTATATTTTCATAGTTTCCTATTTATCCTTACGCATCCAGTCAAGGATATCCCAACGATTCAAACGAATAACTTGTCCCCTTTTAAAATAAGGTATTTCATTTGTAGCTATTAATGATCGTACGGTTGGAATACTTACTTTCATATATTCAGCTGCTTCCTTAATTGTAAAAATATCATCTTGCATTTTTTCTTCCTGCAGTTCCTCTTTTAACTCACGTAATAAACTTTTCAAATCAGAACGAGAAGTTATCAACGTATCATCTGGTAACTCAAATTTTAAATTCACTACTCACCCTCCTTTTTAATAAGTTCTTTAAAGTAAAACATTCAATATGATAGATATACATAACTTTTGATGATTTTTACTACTATTTGTTGTATTTTCTTGTTGTAAGACAATAATATACCTCATTGAGTTGTTGTGTCAACGGTTTTTATTTATTTTTACTTCATTTAGTTGTAATGTTTATTATTTTTCCATATAATACAAGCAAGGAGGGTAAACAACATGCAAGAAAACATAGGTAAGGTAATTAAAGAAATTCGAAAGGCGAAAGGAATTTCAGCATTTGTATTAGGAGAAATGATAGGAGTATCTCAACAAGCAATTTCCCAATATGAAAACGGCAAAAGAAAAATTTCCTTTGAAGTACTGAATAATATAGCTAAGGCACTTAATGTTCCTATGGATACTTTTTTATTTGTAAATCATGAAGCAATAGAACAGAAAATTGCTGAAAGAGGTGTAGAGGCTTTAGAAAAGGAGCCAAGTTTATTTAACGATAAAACCGCTAAAGGACTACTAAAACTTTCAGATGACCTAAACTTCTTTGAAAGCTTCTTAGAAAGTCTGGGTTATCATAAGGAGACTCTTAATACTAACGGAGAATATCACCTAAATTTAAGTCCAACTAGTACAAATCAAATAACCGACACTGAAACAAATGAACATGTTATTTTAAGCGGCCGTGAATATCTCGAATTTTATGAAAGAATATCTAGGGTTATTGATTTTGAATTCAATGAACTAAAAAGAAAAAAAGATTCTACTAATGCTATAAATCAGTTATTTGGACAAGATGAACTATTATAGGTGGACTGCCTGCCTATAATAGTTAATTTATTATATTGAGGTGATAAAATGGCTTCATTCCAAAAGTATGAAACAAAACAAGGCTATAAATGGTTGTTAATCGCTGAAATTGGTATTGATCCAGCAACAGGGAAAAGGAAGCAGAAAAAAGTAAGGGGTTTTAAAACAAAAAAAGAAGCCCAATTAGCTGCAGCAAGCATAGAGCAAGAAGTAGCTAATGGAACTTACATCAATGAACCTGACATATTATTTAAAGATTTTGTGCAAGAGTGGCTTAACATTTACAGCAAAAGCACCAAAATAAGTAGCCTACGTGTTAGACAAAAGCAGTCGGATAAATTAGTCGACTTTTTCGCAAACATCAAAATGAAAGATATCACAAAAAAGATGTATCAAACAGCTTTAAATGATTTACATGATAAAGGATATGCGTTTAATACACTTGATGGCATCCATACAGCAGGTAGAATGATTTTTAAAAAGGCTATAGAGTTACAAATAATAAAATTCAACCCTACAGATAACGTAAAACTCCCTAGAAAGGTGGAGACAGTAGAAGATATAGAAAACGATAAGAAGGCTATAAAATACCTGGAGAAAGAAGAATTAGCGCATTTCTTACAGGTCGCAAAGGAAAAAGGATTAGATAACGATTATGTATTTTTTTCTGTTTTAGCATACAGTGGATTGCGTGCCGGGGAATTATTAGCTTTAAAGTGGACTGATGTAGACTTTGAAAACAATACTATCAAAATAACTAAGACGTTATATAATCCAGATAACAATAGCCAACGCTATCATTTACTTACACCAAAGACTAAAGGTTCTATCAGAACCATTAAAATGGATCATGGTATCATGAAATTGCTAAAAAGCCATAAAGCAAAACAAAATGAGTTAAAGCTATACACACGTCCTAAATACGTAGATCAAGGCTTTATTATTACAAAAGCAAGCGGCTATCCCGAAGTAATTAAAATGGTTCAGAATAGATTAAAGCGCCTTATAAAGTTATCCAATATAACAAAAAATATTACTCCTCATTCATTCAGGCATACACATACATCGTTACTTATTGAGGCTGGTGTAGGTATTAAAGAAATCCAACAACGTTTAGGGCATACAGACATCGAAACTACTATGAACATATATGCACACATGACAAAAAATATGGAAGAAAAAGCCTCTCAAAAGTTCAGCGAACTAATGAAAGGCTTCGTAATTTAA